GCACTTACAAAAAAAGTAGGACCCAAAACCACGGCTTGTAAATTTACGACCCCCCCCCGGGGCACCCAGATTCTGTACAGTAGGGGTCCCAGTGTAGTCATGTAGTGTTTGATTTAGACATAGATACGTGCTAAATTCGTTTTCACTTTTAAAAACATAAGTGCAAAAATTTTATAAAAAATTTTTTCAAATGCTAACACCAGAACAAATATCCAATCTACCATCAGACGCTAAAAAAGAATATCTACGCACAATGCTGTTGCTAGACGAAAAGAAAAAAGATCAGTCGATCCGTGATGACTTTTTATCTTTTGTAAAATACATGTGGCCTGAATTTATTGAAGGTGAACACCACAAGATTATGGCAGAAAAATTTAATCGTGTGGCTAATGGTGAATTGAAAAGATTAATTATTAACATGGCACCCAGACATACAAAGTCTGAGTTTGCATCTAATTTCTTACCTGCATGGATGATTGGTAACGATCCAAAATTAAAAATAATTCAAGCAACAAACAACGCAGAACTTGCAGTGCGTTTTGGTCGTAAAGCAAAAACACTGATTGATACAGAAGATTACCAAAGAGTATTTAACACAAGACTGAGAGAAGACTCACAAGCTGCAGGTAAATGGGAGACAGCGCAAGGTGGTGAATATTATGCAGCCGGTGTTGGTGGATCGATAACAGGTCGTGGTGCGGATCTACTTATCATTGACGATCCACACTCGGAGCAGGATGCGATGAACATGGCTTCCTACGATAGAGTTTACGAGTGGTATACATCAGGACCACGACAACGTTTGCAGCCTGGTGGTAGAATTATTTTGGTTATGACAAGATGGAATGTAGCTGACTTAACAGGTAAACTAATGAGAGCGCAAAAAGAACCAAAGGCGGATCAATGGGAGGTAATTGAGTTTCCGGCAATCTTACCCTCGGGAAAACCAACGTGGCCAGGATATTGGAAACGCGAAGAACTAGAAGCGGTAAAAGCATCCGTAAGTATACAAAAATGGAACGCACAATACCAGCAAAATCCCACAGCCGAAGAGGGTAGTATTATAAAACGTGAGTGGTGGAATATCTGGGAAAAAGACGAGCTGCCACCTTTGATGCATGTCATACAATCTTACGATACAGCTTTTATGAAAAAAGAAACAGCTGACTACAGCGCCATCACAACCTGGGGTGTGTTTCAAAAGGACGAAGACAGCGCTCCAAGTTTAATTCTTGTAGATATGATAAAAGATAGATTTGAGTTCCCAGAACTGAGACGCATAGCAAAAGAACAATACGACTATTGGAAACCAGAGTCTGTAATAATCGAGGCAAAAGCGTCAGGATTGCCATTAACGTACGAAATGCGCAAATTAGGCATACCGGTTATTAACTTTACACCAAGCAAAGGAAATGATAAACATACTAGAGTAAATGCCGTGGCACCCTTGTTCGAGTCAGGTATGATTTGGGCACCGGACCGCGAATTTGCTGAAGAGGTTATAGAGGAGTGCGCTGCATTCCCACTTGGTGAACACGATGACTTAGTGGATAGCATGACTCAAGCCGTAATGAGATTTAGACAAGGTGGCTTCATAGATCACCCAGACGATTACGAGGATGAAGAGTTGCCACAGCAACAGAGGACGTATTATTAATGGCAAAAGCAAAATTAGGAAAAGCTTTAGCAACTAAACTTAAAGACTTCATCGACGAGATGAAAGACAAGTATGCTATGACTCCTGACCAAACCAAGTCAGCGATTAGAAATTACGCCAACGAAGGTTATCTACCAAAAGATCCAAAAAGAATTTTACCAGGTGATGACGAGTCACTTGCTTTGATGATTACAACAAACACCATGGTTCCAAATAGAAAAGCACAATTCATGCAAGATATTTTTGAACAAAATGTTATGGACGACATAATAGGTGAGGCTAGAAAAGAATTTGATCTATTTAAATTAAGACAACTAGATCCAAAGAAAATGACAAAGCAAGCTGATGGTGGTCGTGTTGGTATGATCAAAGGTGGTTTGCTAAAAGGCATTGCATCTTTATTCAAAGGCAAAGGCAAAGAAGTTGCCACAGAAGGATCTGCCAAAGTTAGTAAAATATTTACAGATAATTTAGTTGAAACATTTGGAGCGAAAGAAGTCGAAGAGGCTATTCGTATTATTAACAACAAATACAAAAACCCAGAACTAGAAAAATTATTTTTTAAAGAGGGTGAGTCTAAGGCCGATGACTTAGTCAATCTCCTCGAAGCGCGCTACATGGGCAGCACAAGACTACAAGCGCACCCACTTAGTTTTAATAGACGTGGACCAGGCGCCGCGGATCGTTACAAGAAGTTAAATGAGACTGGACAACGGCTCACGGATTTACCAGGCGGACCAGGCGATAAAGCCATGTACGGTAGAAATTTTGGTGAGATGAGTGAAACAACTGCTGGTGTTAGCGGTCAAAAAGTTTACGAGACACCACCAACAGTTTTTGATGAAGGCACGATTATTTCTGACAGAGGTCAAACCATAGAAGGCGTTGCAGAGACTATGGCAGGCATGACTGATGAAAGTGATGAAATACTTAAAAACATGAAACGTATGGAAGCTGAAACAAAAGCCATGACAGAGATAGCAAAAGCAGAACAAGCACAAATAGGAGAAGCGATAGATACTTTTAACAGAATGCTTGATGATGGTGAAGATCCAGCAGCTGCACTAGAGTTTTTAAGAAACGCAATGAGAAGAACAAAACAAGCAGACGGTGGTCGTGTTGGTGCAAAAACAGGTGGACTTATGGCTTTATTAAAAGCTATGGGCATGAAAGCACCAGATAAGATTGCAGACAAAAAACAAATAGAAAATGTAATTAGAGATCCAAAAACAGAACTTGAAAGAAGATTTAAAGATGACCCTGTAACAGGCACACCAGCCACTCCAAGAAATCAACCAACCATTGATGAAATTAGAGACATGATACAGAAAGATCCAAGGTACAATAAACTAACAAGAGCTCAAATGGATATGGTCGTGCGAAGAGAAACTATCCGTGCAGACTTTGCATACAACATGGGTATCAAACCAGAAGAGGTTGGTGACGATATAGTTGATCTATTGTTGATGGAAGGATATGATCAGAGGTTTGGTTTCAAACAAGGCGGTGGTGTTAGCACATTATTTCAAAGGAAGGTAGCGTAATGGCCATAGAAAAAAACAACGAAGAAAAAATGCCAAAGGAGATTTTACCAGAGGAGGTAGAATTACAGGCGCAAGATCTAAACCCAAGTGGTGATGTAGATATACAAATGCTTCAGGATGGTGGAGCGATTGTTGACTTTGACCCACAAGCGGGAGCTATGCAAGGCGCTGAAATACACACTGCAAATTTAGCAGAGTTTTTAGACGAAGATGATTTGACGATGTTGGCATCAGAAGTTTTAGAGGCATACGAAGAGTGTGCATCATCAAGGGATGAGTGGGAGCAGAGTTATAAAAAAGGATTAGACCTGCTTGGTTTTAAATACGAAGACAGGTCAGAACCCTTTCAAGGCGCATCAGGTGCAACACACCCTGTTCTTGCAGAAGCAGTTACACAGTTTCAAGCGCAAGCTTACAAAGAACTCATGCCAGCAAGTGGTCCTGTTAGAACACAGATCATAGGGCTAGAGTCATCAGAAAAAGTTTCACAAGCACACAGAGTCAAAGAGTTCATGAACTATCAACTGATGGTAAACATGAAAGAGTACGAGCCAGAGTTTGACCAAATGTTATTTAACCTACCACTGTCAGGTTCTACATTTAAAAAAGTTTATTACGATTCAATTCTTGCAAGAAGTGTTTCTAAGTTTGTACCTGCAGAGGATTTGTATGTGCCGTTCACAGCTACAAGTTTAGATGACACAGAAACAATTATTCACAAAATAAAAATGACAACCAACGACATTCGTCAACATCAGCTAGCAGGAGTATTTAAAGATTTTGAAATGGACGAAGAGGGTGTCTACAACAAAAACGATATTGAAGAAACAAAAGATAGAATGAGTGGTGTCGACAGCAAAGCAGATGATGTTTGTTCTGTGTTGGAAGCACATATGCATTTAGAAATACCAGGATACGAGGACATTGATCCAAAAACAAATGAGTCAACTGGTATTAAGTTTCCATACATCATCACAGTCAAAGAGGACACAGCAGAAGTTTTATCTATCAAACGAAATTGGAACGAAACTGATTTGACTAAAAAACGTCAAGATTATTTCGTTCACTTTAAATTTCTACCAGGACTCGGATTTTACGGGTTCGGCCTAATCCACATGATCGGCGGTTTATCAAGAACTGCCACAGCCGCACTAAGACAGCTCTTAGACGCCGGCACCTTGTCAAACTTACCGGCCGGATTTAAGATGCGAGGCATCAGAGTCAGAGACGAAGCTCAACCGTTGCAGCCGGGCGAGTTCCGTGACGTTGATGCACCTGGTGGAAATCTTAGAGATGCGTTTATGACACTGCCTTTCAATGGTCCAAACGCTACATTATTGCAGTTGATGGGCACAGTTGTTGCTGCAGGTCAACGTTTCGCGGCTATAGCTGATATGCAAGTGGGCGATGGCAACCAAAGTGCAGCAGTTGGCACGACAGTTGCGCTCTTGGAGCGTGGATCGCGGGTTATGTCAGCTATTCACAAGCGTTTATACGCTGCGATGAAGTCAGAATTTGAGCTTTTAGCTAAAAACTTTGTAACTTATCTACCAAATATGTACCCATACGACGTTGTTGGTGGTCAAAACCAAATATTTAAAACAGATTTTGATGCAAAAGTAGATATAGTGCCGGTCGCAGACCCAAATATCTTCTCACAAACGCAAAGAATTAGCATTGCACAGGCAGAAATGCAGATTGCAATGACAAATCCACAGATGCACAACATTTATCACGCATACAGACACATGTATGAGGCACTTGGTGTTAAAGATATTGATCAATTGCTACCACCACCGCCACAACCACAGGCGATGGACCCAGCGACAGAGAATATTATGGCGTTAAATGGTAAAAAGATACAAGCTTTCCCAAGACAGAACCACCAAGCGCACATGAAATCACATTTACAGTTTATGGGCACGATGGTTATTAGAAATAACCCACAAGCTATGGCTATATTGCAACAAAACTGCATGGAGCACATACTTTTGATGGCAGGAGAGCAAGTTGACTTAGAATTTATGGAAGAAAAGCAAAGATTACAGGCTTTGAAAGCACAAGTGCAGCCATTAATACAACAAGCAGAGGGTAATCCTGAACTAACACAACAACTGCAGCAAAATCCGCAGATGCAACAACTGTTTCAAGCAGAAACTAATTTTAATATGCAAGTGGAGGCTAGAAAAGCACAGTTAATTGCAGAGTTTACAGATGATTATACTAAGGCAGAAAAAGAAGTGCTAAATCAGGTAGAAAATGATCCATTATTAAAATTAAAAGACAGAGAACTAGACTTAAAAGCACGAGAAGAACAAGCTAGACAAGAGGAAGCAGACAGTAAACTAGCTCTAGAGCGAGCTAAAATGATGCAAGCAAAAGAGATTGCAGAGGACAAACTAGAGCAGAATGACGACCATGCAAAGATGAGAGCTAGTGTATCTCTTGCAAAAGACGGCATCAAACAAATGAAATCAACCATGATAACAGGTGAATAATGGTAAGTGTAGCTGAAGGTTTAAGAATGATGCAAGGTGGTGTTGACCGCACTGGCTTTGCAAAAATGGCTGAGGGTTTAGGTAACCCCGGTTTAGATTTAATTAGACAAAGACAAGAAGAGGCTAGACTCCAAGCTTTATTAAACTCTATGATGCAAGTCGATGATGAAGGTGGTTTGACCGACATGTCCGGTTTACCAACAAGCGGTCCTTCTGCAATTGATGAAGCTACGGGTAAATTTGAAAGTGGTCAAACATTTTCAGAAAATCTTGCTCAAACTATATCTGAACAGGCTGGTTTTAAACCAGGGGTAACAGATGTAATAGAAAATATAATTGAAGCACCTATAGAGGGAGTTCAGTTTCTTCAAGAGGAATTTAATAAGGGAGTTGAACAAGGGCAAGATGAGATGGCTACCCCTCTAAGTGTTTTTGGAGATGTTTATAGAGACGCTAAACCCTTTGTAAGTGATGTGCTTAAAGGTGGAGGTAACTTGTTTCTTGATCAATATAATAAACTTTTAAATATACCTATAGAAGACTATGACTATGAAACAGAGTTTTTCAAAAATCTTTTTGAGGGGGGTGGTCCTGAGAGTATACCTATTGGTGGCATGCAAGATGGTGGCCGTGTAGGTTTATTTCAAGGCGGACCATCACAACAAGGTCAAACTCAAAGAGGTGGACTTGAAGGTGGTAGGAGAGGTTTTGGTGGACCACCAGGCGGTGGAGGTGGCAATCAAAAGTCACAAAAAGAAGTGGACATAGACCAATTAAAAAAAGAGGAAGAAGAGAAAGCGAAGATGGTTACAACCACAACAACTTTAAACCCTGCACTTTATGGTCTTGTAGAAGATCAACTTAGTTTACAAACACCACCAGAGCCTATGCAGGAACAAAGTTTTTTAGACACGGTTAGTAAATACAATCCATTACAACAAGATTTTCAGGTTACACCTAATTTAAGTTTTGGTTACGATATTAATCCTAATCTAAAAGATTTAAGCGATATAAATGCGACAGCAGGATTTAGTTATAAATTTGGTAATTATAATCAAGGTGGCCCTGTATCAGTTGGTATGGACGATAACAAAAGAACATTACGAATAAGTGAGGACGATAGGTTTATTGAAGCTGAACAGATGTCAACAGGCGACACAGAACTATATAATTATTTAGTGGGTGGTGAAATAATGCCTGGATTAAGTTTTGAGTTGGGTATTATGGACGATGCTGTAATGGAACCAGGCATGAGATCACCAGACGATCTTAAATTTTTTAACATAAAAAAAACTTTTTAATGGCAATATCTAGATCAAATTTAGGTAAAACAACTGACAAAAAACAAAAGAAAGTCAGTAAAGTAATGCGTGAATTTA